CTTCATTATACCAATTCCCCAAATTAACCAGTATCGGATTGCCGAACGCATCCGGGTCTATATGACCGTGCCAAATAGCAACGAGGTTCTTGTCAGAATCATATACAGGTGAAGCTGAGTAATCTCCACCTGCAGCACCTAAAGCCACATCAGCACCGATAAAGTATTCTTTCCCCGGCTGCGGTCGCTTCCACACCTCAAGGTTACCGTGCTCATCCTTTACGAATACAGGCTTACCACCGTGATTCTCCAATCGTCCCATCTCACCAGGAACGCAATGTTTAAGGTACTCCATCAGCACATTGACATCAAACCTCGGTCTACCTGATGCCAGAAACGATTCTTCAGGCGTACATGGATACTCTTGAGGAAGCTTATCCCTTAGATCCTTGTACTTTCCGTAGTACCAATAGAGTTGGTTCCAGTTCAATCCTTCATGATCCAGCAGGAACTTGAGTTTAGTAAAGAACTCTGACGCTGGATTCAATACATCATGTTTGAACTGTTCCTCTCTCTCGGTATCCTCAAACTTAAGCACGTATTCAGGAGTCAACCACCATTGATAGAACTTAGGCTCCCAGTTATTAGAACCTTTCTCCGCACCATCCCACAAGTCTTTAAACTCGTTCAGTCCGTTAGCTGTTGTCTCCAGGATCTGAATACTATCCTTGGTCAATGCTTCCCCTAAACCTGTCATGATGGAGTCAATGGAATCCCAAAATGCAGCCTCTGAACCATGAAAAAAGTTGATCGTCTTAGAACGACCAACCTCTTTATTACCGGCTGTATTGACTCGCCAGCGGCTATTCAATATATCGAAGTGAAATTCTCTGCGGTTATTGTACTTGATCGATGGTTGTAAAGCTTCCGGCAGTTGATTGTAAATGTACTTGGCCTTATCTTCGAATATCGTATTCGTATTATCGCCGCTATCGGCAAGCGTGAATCCTGAGAAGTTTTTACTGATGATCGCATTAGCTAACTGATAAGCCGTGATAAACGATGTAAAGCCCTGCTGCCTACCTTTCAGGACCAGGAACTTGAGATGTAGTCGTTTTCCAGATCGATAACCATCCTTAGCCATGTTAATGTCATCTAAGAAGCTTTGCTGCACCTCGTTTAAGAAGAACGGCACAGTGTTCTTATCCTTGTCTACGATGACAAAGGAAATCTCGATAAGGTACTCAGGGTATCGTTTGATCTCCTCTCTCACCATAGCGTTTTGGGGATCAACGATATAATTTACTGCAGCGATAACAAATTCATTGTCGCGTTCGATATCACGGTGTGTGTTCCATAGTTCTTTACGTCGGTTGATGATATCTCTGCATGTTCTCATGTGAAGAACTCCTCAAGTTTTTTGTTTACTGTGGCATCTATCTTCTGTTCTTGCTTGTCTACCCAGCCTTCATAATTGTTCTTGAGGTTAAATATTACACCAGCCGTATTCTTAGAAATGAACAACTGTTCCTCCGTGTAATTTTCAATTCTTGCCTTGGCTCTTTTTATTGTGAGGAAATATTCTGCCTTTTCCTCGTAATTTAGCAAGGTTTTTCTATCTACATCCAAGTGAACGGCAAGCCCTGATATCGTAAATGGTCGAGCTAATACTCTTCGTATGTTCCCATCACGGTCATATACCGGCACCCATCCTTTTGAATTCCCATCATCATCAAACTCTTCTTTCCAAATCTCTTCGAAACAAGATTCAAAGTACTCATCAATCTTCCCCTGTAACTCTTCAGCAGATCCAAACTTTAAAGGTCTCCCTACATCAATTGGTTCAAAGTCTGGATTCATATCTTTTATAAGTTGATCTGCCTTTTTCCAGGACATGTCCATTTCCTTTGCAATCGCGTTAATCGTCTTACCATCGGCTAACAGGGCCTGTATTCGTTCCTTTTGTTCTGGCGTGACTCCTGTCGCCATAGTGATCACATCCTCTCAGTATAAAAGATATATTATCCGGCCCCCGCTCTGCTGGGATTATTTGGTCGTTGTTGATGGCCTGTCGTCCTTCATGTACCTTCTTCTATGCAATCTCTGTGCCCTTTTTTTCCTTTTTCTAAGTTAATCCATAACCATTCATCACCTGCAATCTCACCACATACGTCACATGTGTACTTCTTTGAATAGCAGTCATCACAGTAACCACGCATTGCCCCGGATTGAGTTATTTCCTTCTGTTCACCACACTCAGGACATATACCAGTGATCATGAAATCAACTCCT